GACGTGCGGAACATCGCCGACCCGAGGGCCACGAAAAAAGCGCGGCGGACGAAATCCGGGACGAGATCCGGGAAAACATCCGCGCGCGTCCCAAAGCCCGAGCCCGAGCCCGAGCCCGAAGGCGACCAGCTCCCCGACCCCGGCGAGGCCGCGCCCGCCGGCGCCGAGCCGGAGGACGGTGAGGAGAAGTCGGACCGGCGCTACCTGGACCTCGTCGCCATCGGGTCCGACCCGGAGCGTGCCGGGGCCTCGGAGTGGAGCGAGGCCGATGTTCAGACCTACCTCGTCGACGTCGAGTGCGACGCGCTCGACAAACTGACGGAGAAGGATTTTGCGAAGATCCAGACGTACATCCAGGACCACGACCCGGACGGACGTCAGGTTTGAACCGGAAGGGCACCTCTACTTCCTCCGCCTGAAGACCGGCGAGGAGCGGGAGGTCCTGAGCGTGACGCGCGCCCTGGCGATCGCCGGGCCGCGGGGCGAGTGGGGGTTCGACGAGGAGGCGGCGGCGCTCGGGACGAAGGTCCACAAGGCCGTCGCGCTCTGGCTCGTCGACCGCCTCGACGAGAATTCGCTGCACCCGATCCTCGCCGGCTATGTCGCGGGAGCGAAGAAGTTTGTCCACGACACGAAGTTCCGGATCTCGTCGGAGCACCATGTCGAGCGGGTCGTCCACGATCCAGCGCTCGGCGTCGCCGGGACCCTCGATCTGTTCGGCAAGGCGTGGAAGCGGAAGGTCCTCGTCGACTGGAAGAGCGGGACGACGGTCGCGCCGTGGATGGATCTCCAGACCGGCGGTTATCTGCATTGCGCCCGGCGGGTCGGGATCGTCGAGTTCGACGAGCCCGTCGAGCGCATGATCGTCCGGCTCACGCGGGACGGCGACTTCAAGATGTACCCGCACAAAGGCAGGAGCGACACGGCGGCTTTCTGCTCGTGCGTGACGCTCGCGTGGTGGAAGATCCGGAACGGGTTCGCGACCCTGCGGCCTGAAGAAGAGGAGGAGTTCGAGATATGGCAACCCACGGCAAGGATCTAGTCCCCGTCACGGAGATCGCCCAGGTCGAGCTCAAGCTCAAGGCCGTCGGCGAGGAGATCGACGCGCTCAAGAAGAAGGCCGCCGAGATCGCGGCCGAAGCGTTCGCGGTCCTCGATCGGGTGGCCGAGATGCCGGTCGAAACCTACGCGGAGTACGAGGCGGCCGGCCGGGCCCTCCGCGAAATGAAGGGCGGGATGCAGCTCGTCGACGCGCGCGTCGGCCCCCTCGTCTCCGCGGCTCACCAGACCCACAAGGCGGCGAAGTCGATCGAGACGGCCTTCAAGGGTCCGATGGAGAAGCTCCTGGGCGTGGTCAAGATGAAGATGCGCGCTGTGATCGTTCGTGAGGAGATCCGAGGCGCAAGCCCGCTCGAGGAGATCGGCCTCGACCAAGAAAAGCTCGCCGCGGCCTATGCCCTGGCCGAAGACGGCAAACAGGAGGAGGCGGAGGCCCTGCTCGCCGAGGCGGGCGTGTTCACCCCGGACGAGCTCCCGGAGGGCCTGCCGAAGATCGACGGCGTCTCGATCCGCACGGAATGGAGCTGGAAGGTCATCGACGAGAACAAGATCCAGCGCGAATATCTCATGCCGGACAAGAAGAAGATCGGCGGTGTCGTCCGCGCGATGCACGACAAGACCAAGATCAAGGGGATCACAGTCTACAGCTTCCCAAATCTCGCGATCTCGGCAAAGTAAATGGCGAAGTTCGTCACGATCACCGGACCTTACCCTCGGCCGTGCGGTCACAAATCGCTTCCGCACGGCTACCAGTTCGACATCACGCCGGAGAGGAGGCGGTGGCTTCAGCTCCTCCCGTGCGACCGTTGCCGATGTAAACGAGATTGGAGCCCGACCGAGGAACAGCTCAAAGCGATCGTCGCCGCTCGGAGGTCCGAGGGGCGTCCAATTCCGAAAGCCTATTCAGGCTATTGACAGGAGGGCTACGAGATGAAGCTGGCTCGCTTCATCCGAGACCGTTATCGCTATCTGCGCCACTGCTGGCTGCGGGAGCATCGGCGCAGCAGGACGAAGGTTTTTGATACCGACGAATTCCGCGGCCAGGAGTGGACGTGTGATCGGTGCGGATATGTTTGGCGGGAAAAGAGGAAGGCACATCCATGAATAAGTCAACCCCTGATCTGGGGTGCAGTCCGGTCGCCTGTCTGATGCTGGTACTCGTGTACCTGATCGGGGCGGCCAGTGGAATGCTGGCAGCGTGGGCGCTGTCCAGCCTCTAGGAGGGCTACGAGATGGGCAAGTCGAAGAGGAACGCGGTCGTGAAGCTCCACGGGGACGTGGGGAAATTCTCGGTCCAGAAGATGATGAAGGACGGGGAGCTCAAGAGCATCACCACCCGGCTGTGCATCCCCGAACCGGACTTTGGGACGATCGCTCAGCTCTGCGTCGACCCCGGCGCGGCCGAGGCGGCGATGATCGCTGCGGCCGAGGCGCGCGCCAAGATCGAGCTCCCGGTCCGTCAAGAGGAAATGATTGTCCGGTGGAAACAGGGGAAGGATACGCTCGCGTCCAACACCGGCGCATCATTACGGGAGATCATTCTCAAAGGCTCGAAGAACGAGGTCGTCGTCGAATTCGGGGAGCCGTTCCTCACGGACGTCGGGCAATTCTACCTCGAAAACCTCGGTGTCTCGCTCGTTCTCGAGATCGAGCCTCAGCAGAAGGAGCTCGAGTTCAAGGGCGAAGACGTTGGCTCGTAGAGCCTGAAGTAACAGCAACATCTGGAGGACATCACATGAACGGTTCGCTTTACACTGGGGAATTCTTCCTCGTCACGATCTATTCGTTCGAGGACGATACTTCGAACAATTACCCTGTCTTGGCCGAGAACGGTGACGTCGCGATCGAGTTCGCGAAAGCTCAGGCTAGACGTGACGGATACGACGAGCCGCTCTCGACTGAGAGTTTGACGCATTTAGATGGGCCAGCTTTTCTTGCAGGGGATCCGGCGGAACTGTTAGACCCGATCGACGAGGCCACCGAACAGTGACGGGCCTGTTCGACCAGGGCGAGCAGATCGAGATCTTCGTCGAGGGCGTCCCGAAGACGAAGGGCTCCCTCACGGGGATCTGCCTGAATGTCATCGCCGTCATCAGGGCCGGGCTCGGGGCGAACGGAAGACCTCGGGTCCGGCCTCAGATTGCCATGAGCGAGACCTCGACCCCGAAGGCGCGGCGAGAGCGCCGGCAATGGCGCAAGACCCTCGAGGACGCGATCGCCTGGGAGTGGGGCGAGAAGGTCGGCGAGAAGATCCCGGAGCACGTCCCCGTCGAGGTCCATCTCCTCTACCTTTTCCGCCGGCCGAAGTCCGTGAAGCCGTCGAAACGCCGGCGCCCAACGGCGAAGCTGGACATCGACAAGCTCGAGCGGATGGTCCTGGATTGCATGACGAAGGCCGGCGTCTACCACGACGACGGCCAGGTCTGCAAGGTCACGCATGAGAAAGACTACGCGCTCGAGACCTCTGCGACGGGCGTCAGAATTCGCATCTCGTCTTTCTGAATCGTTGACCCGCCCGCGCCGTTCCGATAGACTCTGCACCAACCCGGCCGGAGATGCCCGCCAATGATCGTCAAACCCGGAGCGACCGACGTCACCCTTTATCTGTTCGTCGTCGGCGACGCGAGCAACGCCAACCCAGGCGATCCGATCACTGGTTTGGCCTTCGGCGACGTGACCACGTTCGCCTACACGCGCGAACGCACGGTCGAGACGACCTTCGCGGCAATCACGCTCGCCAGCCCCAGCGCCGTCCACGCCGACGGCGGCTTCATCGAGGTCGACGCGACGAATTCTCCGGGTCTTTACCGGGTCGACATCCCGGATGCGGCGGTCGCCACCGGGAGCCCGCTCGCAGAGATCACCGCGGTCTTCGCCGGGGCGAAAAACGTCCGCTCGCAGCCGATCTTCGTCGAGCTCAACGTCGGCGCGGTTTGGGACGTGCTCGGATCCAACCACGTTGTCGACGACTCGATGGGCGAGAAGATGAAGGGGCTCGCGCCGGCCGGGGGTGATGTAAGCGGCACGCCAACGTCGAGCGTATTCGAGACCGATCTACCCGGAGTCACCGACGACGACCTCAAGGATCAGATCGTTGTGTTTGTTGACGGGAATCTCGAAGGCGCAGCCCGCCGGATCACAGGGAACGTAATTAACGGAACGAATGAAATCACGGTGGCGCCAGCCTTTAGCGCGGCGCCGGCCGTGAACGATCGCTGCATCCTCGTGAGTGTCGCGCAGGCACTCGGGATCGCCGACGCCGTCTGGGACGAACTCGTTGCTGACCACGCGGACGACGTCCCTGGCAAGTTCGGCGGTGCGATCGCCGGGTTGGTTCCCAAGGCGAGTCAGACCCCGGCGGTGGGCGGCAGCCCAACCACGACGGCGTTCGATTCCGGCCTGACCGAAGCCGACGATTTCTGGATTGGATCAATCGTTGTTTTCACGTCAGGAAATCTGGCAGGTCAGGCCCGACGTATCACAGACTACGCGAACACGAACGGGCGGATCACAGTCGGTCTGGCCTTCGCGGCAGCGCCCGCCGTGGATTCTGAATTCGTCATCATCTCGGCTTCCGACGTGCTTCGGGAGCCGCTTCCCGAGCTTGCGGCCGTCCCCGCGGCCAGCCCACCGGTCGGCGAGGCGCTCATGTGGGAATACATGCAGCTTCGCAACCGGAAGGTCACCGACGACAGCGGATCGCCGACGAAGGCCCAGGTCTTCAACGACGCCGGGACGAAGATCGCTGACGCGAACGTGACCGACACTGGCGCCGGCGGCCTGGCTACCCGCGAGAAGTATTCCTGATTTCTCGTTTTTTCCTCTGGACAGACGCAGGCCTGCACGGTAGGGTCTCTCCCGGACGCTACGAGCAGGGCGAGGAGGAACTGTCCGCCGCATAATCTGATCTCGGGTCGGGAGCTCTCGCCGATCCCTACCTGGTCCTCCTCGGATCAGCTCGGGCGTCCTCCGGCGATCTCCCGGCCCGGACCATAAGGCTCTCGGGGGAAGAGGAGTCTCGCGCCGTGGCGTCACGAAAGCGGCCCGCCATGCTGTGGTACGGCGGCGACTGGCTCAAGGATCCGCACCTCTCGATGTGCTCTCCGGCGACGCGAGGAATCTGGATGGACGCTCTCTGTCTGATGCACGAAAACGAAGAGTCGGGCTCGATCACCGGGACGACCGAGGGCCTTTCCAGGGCCTGCCGATGCACGCCCGACGAGCTTACCTTCGCGCTCAAAGAGCTTGAGCTGTCCGGGGTTTGTCCGCCGATTGTCCGGGAAAAGTCGGCAGACCGTCACGAAACTGTCACGATCAAGAATCGCAGGATGGTAAGGGAATCAATCGAACGCAAGTCGGCTCGGGAACGGAAGATACGAGAGCGCGATCGCAAGCGGGATGATCGGTCACGCGATTGTCACGAGATTGTCACGCCCCCTCTTTCATCTTCATCTTCATCTTCAGAACAAGAGGGGACTCCTAACGGAGTCCCGTCAGGTTTACTTGTCGGAGAGGACGGATCGAAGATCAACTGGCAGGCGATCATAATCCGCTGGAACGATCTGGCGAAAGCGAATGGGCTTTCGAAAATCTTTTCGATGAATGCAAAGCGGCGGGGGCACTATCGGGCTCGGCTCCGAGAGGCGCCGGGCCTCTGGAAAATCCTGGAGTGCGAGATCCCGCTGCTCGGCGAATTTGCCCGGGCCTCTCGATGGTTCTCATTTCCGTGGATCATCAGCAGCCAAGACAGGCTAGACAAGCTGAACGAAGGCAATTACCGAGTGGAAAGCGGGCCGAGCCCGGAACAGAAGATCAAAGACGACTACAATCGCAGCCTGGGGCGGAAAGTGGGAGGAGACTCATGAGGCGAACCACAACGCGAAACGCTTTTCGGGCCGGGATGGCTGAGGCCGCCGAGATTCTGACGCGGAAAGCAGGCCAATTTCGTCGCGAAAGCCGGAACGACGTGGAGGAGAAAAGCCTGGCCTATGACGCCGCCGCCATCGCCCTGTCGTGGCTCTCTCGGGAACTCCCGGACGGGCGTATAGACCAGCTTTTGGAACGCGAAAACGCTTGAATCTGCGCCGGATACTCGTGTTCGTGATCGGGGCGACCTCGACCCTCGCGGTGATCGCGATCGTGGCGCGGGCCTGGGACGTGGCGGCCTTCTCGGCGATCGCGGCGCTCGTCGCCCTGGTGTTCTGGAAAGACCTGGATCAGGAGGACGAGAGATGAACGTGAACGACTGGACGCTTGCGGAGATGGAGAGATTCGAGGATGTGATCGGGTCGGCCGCAGGAGCGGTCGCTCGGGGCGAGTTGAACTGCGTCGACGTTTACCGGCTAGACCCACGGCTCAAAACCGAGCCTCCCGTCGAGGTTCGGATCCGGATCGAGGCCGCGCGCGATGAGGAGGCCCGGGTTCCGATCGCTGCCCAGCTCAATGTCCGCGAAGACGAGACGTTTGATTCCTGGATCGCGCGGGCCCAGAAGCTCTTTGCGTCGCCGGGCTTCATCGTCAATTTCGTGGGCAAGACGGTGACGGGAGACAATCGAATCTGACGCCGCGGCTGGCGTCGAAACGAACAAGTCGGAGGGCAACCGATGCAGACGAAAGAACAGGACATCGCGAAACTCAGCCGCGAGATCCTCTCGCTGCGCGACGAGGCAGCCGAACTCTGCGAGCGATCGCGGCAGCTTGGCAAACAGGCCAAAAAGACGGTCGGCCGCAAGGACAGCGCGTTCATGGCTCTCGGCGCGCTCCTGGGCGACAATCTCAAGCCGGTTGCATTCTCAACCCACGATCCTACCGACGGGCGCACGATCATCGTCGTCGTGTCAAAACCGTCTGGCCAAGCGCCGACCGTCGAGCGTCTTGAGGTCCTGTCGGGCCTCGGGGACGTCCCGCGCGCACCTGAAACCGCCATTCTGCAAGAAGAGGGGGGCGGAACATGAAAGCGATCAGCCTCTGGCGCCCGTGGGATCTGTTCGTCCTGCTTCGTTGGAAGACGATCGAGACGCGGACGCACGAGAGATTCAAGGGCCTCGTTGGAACGACGATCGCGATCCATTCCGCGAAGACAGTTGACCCCGCCTGGCGGACGGCCGCCGCAGCTTACCTTACGCCAGAGATGATTCTCCAGGTTCAAAGGCTCTGCCTCGCGGGAGGAATGGTTCACGGGATTGTCGATGTACGCAGGCATGGTCTTCTCTGCGGCTCCCGTTCGCGGGCCTCGATGATAGATTGTAACGAGGTCAGCCGCTTCGGACTGTTTTTGGCGAACGCGCGCACCCTGCGGGAGCCGATCGAGATCCGCGGGCATCAGGGCATCTTCAACGTCTCGATCAGTCTGAAAGAAGCGGCCGACGCCACCGACAAGTCAAACTACACGGAGGTTTGGTGATGCCCAGAGAGCGACTGACCGCCGAGCAGTTCGAAGAGGTCTTCGCCGACCACCTGATGCGCAACCCGATGGTGCGATCGAGCTTCTCGAAGCTGCCCGAGGATGTGCGCGAGAAGCTCAAGGCGGAATGGTTCGGAGTCTGGAAGACCCACGAGGCGGAGGATCTGCAGGAGGCGAGCCGGGTGTTTCTCGCGGAGCCCGACCATATCTCGTCGCCGGGCCGGGACATCAACAAGCATTGCGGGCGCGTCGCGAAGCTCGCTCGAGAGTTCCGCAGCCGGCGGATGGTCGATCACGATTGGGGCGCGCCGCAAGAGTCGACGAAGCTCGGCTGTTCGATCTGCAAGGGTTCGTTCTGCCGTAGGGTCCAGACCTACCCGTTCGGCCCGTGGCGAGAGTGGGCGATCGAGCTGTTCGGGCTCGATCACTGGAAGGCGGCCGGCTCGCTGTTGCTGATCTGCCCGTGCAACAAGCCGATGATCGCCTGGGTCGAGGAGCGCCTTCAGGTCGACCCCTATGTGGACCGCCGCCCGACGGGGAAGCCGCGGTTCATCCAACGGGAGGACTACGTCGCGATCGGCTGGCCCGCGATGTTCTCGACCGTCTTCGACGAGGAGCGCCACGAGCGATACGTGCACCGCGACGGCTTCTATGCGAGGTGCCTCCACGAGCGGGACGTGCTAAACCTCGGCAAGCCGCGGGGACGTTACGGGGCCAACCCGTCGAGCGGCGACTCGGTGATGGACGACATTGTCGACGAGGTCTGGGAGGGCCGCGCGGTGCGGCCCCGTCCCGCCTGGCAGATATTGGACAAGCGGCGCGGCCGGAGACGGGAGGCGGTCGCGGTTGGCCAGGTCGTCGGGGCGGTCGTGCCGGCGAGGCCCCCGGCCGGGCAGGAGGCGGCATTCGTCGAAGATCCGGCCGAGGAGACCGTGGCTTTTCCGGGGACCGACGAGGAGCTCGACGAAATGTTCGGCCCTCCGACGTCGACGATCGAGCCGCTGGCCGAGAAGATGTCACCCGAAGAGCGTCGCCGGCGCCGGCGCGCGGCTCACGGCCTGGAGGGCTGACCGTGAAGAAGAAGGTTCTGAAGATCATCGAGGCGCGCGCCGGGCTCATCGATATGCGAGTGAGTTATGGCTCGGTCAAGAGCTTGAAGCGCCGGTGGCGCGAGACCCCGAGCAACGAGCGCCACGACCTGCTCGTGCGCTGGCTCCGCGAGATCCAGGCCATGAACATCGTCGGCTCGGCGACGAGGGAGGCGACGCGATGAACGACGAGCGAATCCAAGAGCTGGCGCATGATGCGGAACAGCAAGTATTACAGTGGATTGATCGGCAGGAGCCGGGACGTGGAGAACCCGGCGATAAAGAGCCTGATGAGATCATCGCCGACGCCATCCGCACGGCCATCGAGGAACTGGCGGCGAAGCTGGAGGCGGTGGAGGAACATAACCGACGAATGACGTATTGTCTCCAGGCAATCAAGACGCTGGGCGCGAATGAGCGTCATGCTTGTCGGAAAGCAATAAAGGATTTGGAAGACGAGGAGCTTATGATCGACGCCGCCCGTCAACCCAAAGAAAGAGAGGGATAAACCATGCCACCACCTGGAGGTTTGATGGCCGCGATAGCTATGATGGAAGGAAATAATACGTGTGCGCGTTGTAACAAACCGCTTAGAGATAAAGGGACATTTGAGGGCACCAAAGGTATCTCTTTCTACTGTGACCGCTTGTGGTGCCGGTTTGTACGGTGGTTACAGGCCGCCCGCCAGGCCGAGGAGGAGAAACCAGAATGACAATCACAATCGTTGCCCCAGTGTGGCTCATCGTGCTGTTCAGCAGCCTATTCCTCATCGGGTGCGTTGTGTCGATGGTGAAGAGCATCCTTGAGATTAGGGTACTGAGAGAACGCCGTGAACTGCTGGAGGAGAAGTGATGGTGAGCGATAGGTGTTTAGGAGTCGTACCTGCTTGTGAACTCTGGGTGATTGAACTGCGGACGGCTTACGGCTGGACGCCTTATGCAATGCAATATGGACGGGTGGAAGCATGGGAGCACGCGCGCCTCTTACAGCGAGATGGTCGTTTGTCTGAGGTCCGCGTTCGCGAGTACGTGCCGAAGAATCCAGATGCCTGACGACAAGCCTGACGAGTTCGAGCGGGTGGCGATGGAGATCCGTACGCTTTGCTACGATCTTGGTCCAGAAGCCCGGGACAACCTCACGGTGAGAATCCTACGCCACGAGTTCGGGGAGAAGTTCAAGCGCCTGACCGAGATGCACACGACCGCCGATGAGGCTGCGAAAGTGTGGATGGCACGGGCGCAGAAGGACGAGCGGGAGATCGACGAGCTACGGGCCGAACTCGCCCGCGCCACCGAAGCGCTGGATAGGTTGGGGTCGATGGAAGGCCCATACTGCGAACGCGCGCAGATTCTAACCCTCGCAATCCCCCGTGAGGATTTCGAGTTCATCCGCAAGGTGAGGGAGGAGTTGCAGAATGCCCACAAAGATCGAGTGGACTGACGAAACTTGGAACCCCATTCGCGGGACCAAGGGGCCGTGGCATTGCGTCAAAGTCAGCGAGGGCTGCCGTAACTGCTACGCCGAGCGTTTCAACCGTCGCAAGGGTGGCCCGGCCTACGTGAAGGGCGCCGACACGCTGCGACTCGACGAAAAGGTCCTGGAAAAGCCGCTGCACTGGAAGAAACCGCGCCTGGTGTTCGTGTGCTCGATGACCGATCTGTTTCAGGAGGACGTTGCCTCCATGGCGATCGCCGATGTATTCAACATCATGTACCGATGTCCTCACCACACGTTCCAGATTTTGACGAAACGGCCGCATCGCATGAAGGTCCTCGCCGACCTCTTCTCCCATATGCCCTTGCCGAATGTATGGCTGGGCGTCTCCGTCGAGAATCAGGCGACACTTGACGAACGCCTCCCGCCACTCCTGGACACGGAAGCGGCGGTGCATTTTGTCAGCTACGAGCCTGCGTTGGGTCCGATCAACTTCGGCGCGGCGTGCGACGAATGGTGGACGAGCCAGTATCAGCCGTTCTGGGTGATCGCCGGCGGCGAGAGCGGTCCCGGGGCCCGCCCGGCGCATCCAGACTGGTTCTGCAGCGTCCGCGATCAATGTCAAAACAATGGCATTCCTTTTCTATTCAAACAGTGGGGCGAGTGGGGGCCGACGCCGAAGGTGCCTCCCATGCACCGGAAGACGGTGCTTGTACATCTGGATGGCAGCACCGAACGGCCTTACGCAGAGCGGAGCGCGTCACCCGCGCTGATGACCAAAGTTGGGAAGAACGCGGCCGGCCGACTGCTGGACGGGCGCGTGTGGGACGAGTTTCCGTCCGCGGTGACGGGATTGACGTTGGGCAAGAAGCGATGACCTTGAACGCCAGAGAGCCACTTGTAGGGAGAACTCTGATGCCCACTCGTAAATCGTTCGAGTGTGAATGTTGCGGCGAGTCATATCCGGAAGAGGAAGAGCACGGCGATCTATTCGACGGATTATGTGAATCGTGCGAGAGCGAGTACGTCGTCTGCAACATTTGCCAAGAGAGAAGGCCAGAGGACGATAGTTGTCGCCACGTCTTCTGGAGCGAGGGGATCTGGTACGGAAGCGGCTCGTACGAAGATCCGCCCGACCATCTCAAGGCTTCGCTTTTCGCGGTGTTGGACAAGACTCAACTGGCGGGCGAATTGTTGAACGCGATCGCCGCGGGGACTTTCTATCTGTGGTTTCACGGGTCGATAATTGGGCAGACCTACGTTGATTGTCATGCCGACGGCCGCAACTATGGGCACCGATTGACCGATGACCTCACCAGCGAAGAAGAAGAGCGGATGTCTGATGGCGTCGGATGGCTGACTTCGCTCTATCTCGAAGAGACGCCCAAAGCGAATGCGTTGACAGTGAAATGGATTGGCGAATATCTCGCCCCTCACGAGCTGGTGCCGTCATGAGTTTGGACTCGCGATACCAAGCGGAGTGGCGGCTGATCTACGCGCTCGTGGTCGCCGGCAAGTCGGCGAAGTTCGCCGAGCGCGTCCTCGCGAAGCTGTTCCCCGAGTTCGGCGACCGGAGTCCGTTCGAGCAAGTCCGCGATTGGATCTCGGCCGGTTGGCTCCTTAGCAAACTACGCGAGGCGAAGTCGGGGACCTACGGCCGGCTCGAGCGCGCCCTTGAACAGATCGTCGAGCTCGACGCCGAGACGTGTTCGATCGAAGAGCTCGAAGCCGTCCACGGGATCGGGCCGAAGACCGCGCGCTTCTTCCTGCTTTGGACCCGGCCCGGCGTGAAATACGCCGCGCTCGACGTCCATGTCCTGAAGTTCCTGAACCGGCTTGGGTTCACGAACCTGCACGGCACGCCGCCGGCCGGCAAGACCTACGCGAAGCTCGAGCGGATCTTCATCGGCCTCGCCGAGAAGATCGGGGTCTCGGCGCGCGAGCTGGACGTCACGGTCTGGCGGGCGTACCGCGACGGGGACGAGGACGCATTGTTCGCCGATCTCGCGCCTTACGGGATCAAGGAGACCACGCGATGACGCCCGAACGACTCGACGAGATCCGAGTGATGGCGAAAGCCGTGGTCACGCCGGAGGCGCACAAATCGGTTCTGGGGGATTTGCTCGCTGCCTTAGATCTGCTCGAGAAAGAAGCGGACGAGGGCCCCATAGATCCGAGCGTTCACGCGGACAGTGGCCACCCGAACTTCGCGGCCTTCGTTGAGGCGCTACGCGGGGAAGCTCGGTGGATCGCGAACCTCTGGCGGCGGTCCGATCCGACCGGCCACTCTCGCAGCGACGCCGACAGATTGGAGGCCCTAGCCGAGAAGATCGAGACGTTCGCAAAACAGACCGGGTATATTTAACCCGAACGGAGGGCATGAGATGGCCAGCTATCGCGAACGCCTCAAGCGGCGCGCCGAACTCGACCGGGCCGACCTCATGCGCCTGACAGGCGTCGAAGATTCGGAGGCTCTGTGAACAACCTTGGAATTGGCGGCCACCAAAGCGCCAGGATGCAGCACGACGACTGGTGCACGCCACCGGAGATCGTCTCGGCGCTCGGCCCGTTCGATCTCGATCCCTGCGCCAGCGATCCGCAACCGTTCCGGACGGCCGGCGAGATGTGGACCGAGGGCGGCCTCGAAAGCCCCTGGATCGACCGGGTCTGGCTCAACCCGCCCTATGGGCGCGAGACCGGGCTCTGGCTTCGGAAGCTCGCCGCTCATGGTTGCGGGATCGCCCTCGTGTTCGCCAGGACTGAAACAGAGATGTTCCACGAGCATGTCTGGCCGAAGGCGTCGGCAATGCTTTTCCTTCGCGGTCGGCTGCATTTCTACACGCCCGGCGGAGTCCGCGCGAAGGCGAACAGCGGAGCTCCGTCGGTCTTGATCTCCTACGACGATCCGCCTGTCGATCAGCGGAATCTTCGGGCGCTGAAGGACGTTGCGGCGAATGGCTTGATCGCGGGCCGCTTTGTGAACCTTGCCCGTGACGAGGCGAGGGCGTCCGCCGAATACACCGAATAAGGCGGAGACGGTTCTCGGCAGAGCCCGAGGGCTGGCCTTGCGATGTGCCCCTCGCCTCCCCACTCTGCGCAATCTCAAGCCTTGTATCTCATGTACCCATAGACTTCCTCATAAGACTTCCGGTTGGGTCTCTCTTCCTCTGATCTCTTGCAAGCTCTTTTCTTAAGGGGGGCGACGCCGCAAACTGTAAGATTTCCTTACACTTCGTTGGCCGCCTCGCGCCCCTCCATGGCCCACCCCCGCGCGAGCCATGGCCAGGATCGCCGTACGGGGCCCGTGGGGCGCCCCGGCGCGCCGCCGGCCTGACGAGTCCCGGACCCGCGCCAGGCCCGTCCTGAGCGAAGGAGCGCGGACACAGGGGCATTGTGGGATGTAGGCGGTCGGGGCTGATCGTGGGTGGTCTAGGTAGCCGGTCGTGGGTGGTCGCGACCGAAAATCAGGATCGACGTCCGCCAGGAGGCTAGTTGGCCCCCGCGAGCCTGGACGAAAAAAAAGGAGTGCAGAGCGAGATGTATGGAGTTGTCTGTAAGAAAAGCTGACGGTGGTGAAAATGAATAGGGCAGGTGGTAGAAAGGGGAATTAGGGAGATGCGCGTGGGGCGGTGTTAGGAAAATCCCTCAAGACTGGTTTGGCATAGTCGGTGGTGAAAGTCGGGAATTAAGCCGGGGGCGAAAAGAGCTGGACGGGCGGGCGGGAATGGTGTAGACTGTAGTAAGTACAGGAGGGCAGAAGAATGGTGGGGCGAGGCGAGGTGAGCCGGGGAGCGCGGAAGGCGCAGGCGCAAGGACTGGAGAGTTGCCGGGTAGCGGCGCAGCGGCTGAAGATCGCGCCATGGCAGTGTTTGGAGGCGGCCTGCGAGGTCAGCGGCGAATGGCACCATGAGGATATTCGAGACGCCGGAGTCGAGGAGGTGGACTACTGCGAGCCAGCGGCGTGGGATGCAGCGGCTGCCCGGGCGCGGGAGCTGGTGCGCGAGTACCGCCGCGCGCTGGCGGTGGCCAGGGCAGAGCGTGCCGCCGAGATCGAACGGTGGGAGCGAGAAACGGGCGAGAGTTATCCCGGTGAGCGGATGCTGGACGCCCACGCGCGCGCACGCGCGCTGGATGAAGTCTTGGGGTGATCGAACATTTCGCGCGGGCGCCCGGCCGGGCGTCGTGTAGGCTTGTGGGTGTACGGGCGGGACGGGAATCAGACGATGACCACCAGAAGAAACAAGACCTGCGACGTCTGCGGCGGCGTTCAGGAAAAGAGCAAGAACGACGACTGCGAGCTCGTCTGGGTCTGCCGTTGCTGCCTCAGGTCTGTTCCCAGACAAACCAGGAAGAGCAGAAAGCGGCGAGAGAGAGACGCCCTGCTTGAGGAGCTACTAGGAGAGGAGCTCTAAAATAATGGCAGAGCACGTATGGCGCGAGCAGCCGAGCGCACGGGGAATCCGTCAAGAGATCCAGGGTGGATATTACGTGTTCGCGTCAAAGCACGGATGGACGAGAGTCGGTGATGCTCGAACGCGCAAGGGAAAGATGCAGGTTCGGCTACTGTCCAGCGAGATGTGGGTTGAAGTGGATGCAGACGACAAGTTCAAGGTTGAATTTGTAGGCCTGGGGCGCCGCTAACCGTCCGCGGGGGCACACGGACGTTTACATCGACGCGGCCGAGAAGGCGTCATAACCAGGAGGGCAACACGATGGGATCCGATCACTGGTTCGAGGTGGACCGCGCGGGCCTGGCGCAGATCGTGCGCCGCCGGGGCTCCGCGTTCCTGGCTCTGGAGCTGCTCGCGAACGCCTGGGACACCGACGCGACGAAAGTCGAGATCGGGCTCGCCTCCATGGACGGCAAGCCCCTGGCGTGGCTCACGGTCGTCGACAACGACCCGCACGGGTTCGAGCGACTCAGCGACGCCTACACGCTGTACGCGCCTTCCTGCCGGCGCGGCGATCCGACGAAGCGGGGCCGGTTCAACATCGGCGAGAAGGAGGTCCTCTCGCTCTGCCAGGAGGCGCGCATCACGAGCATGAACGGGGGCGTCGTCTTCGCGTTCGACGGGACCCGCCGGAGGTCGAAAGACCGAACGCTCGTGGGCACCGAGTTTTCCGCCACCGTGCGGCTCACGCGGGCCGACCTCGACGAGGTGACCCAGGCGATCCTCTCCGTCCTTCCTCCGGCCGGGGTGACGACCCGGCTCAACGGCGCGGTGATCGAGGCGGTGAAGCCCCAGGTCAAGTTCGAGGTCTCGCTCCCCACGGAGTTGCAGAGCGAGGACGGGAGCCTCCGCCCGACGAAGCGCAAGGCGGTCGTCGCGGTGATCGACCCCAACGGCGAGCCGTCCTATCTGTACGAGCTCGGGATCCCCGTCTGCGAACTCCCCGACGATCCCTGGCACATCGACGTGCAGCAGAAGGTGCCTCTTCCGCGGGACCGCGACGCGGTCCGCCCGTCGTATCTCCACAAGCTCCGCGTCGCGGTGCTCAACCATTGCCACGAGGAGCTTAACGAGGAGGAGGCGTCGCAGAGTTGGGTGGCCGATGCCCTAGAGGATGACGACGTAGAGACCGCGGCCGTGGAAACAATCGTGGAACGGCGCTACGGCAAGAAGCGCGTGGTGTTTGATCTGCACGACCCCGAAGCGACTAAACGCGCAGCGTCCGAAGGCTACGCCGTGATTCACGGCGGCGCGTTCGGCAAGAAAGCCTGGGAGCGGATCCGGGAGGAAGAGGTCGCGAAGCCCGCCGGCAAAGTCTTCCCAACGAGCAAGCCGGAATTCACCCCGGACGGCGAGGACGCGCGGATCCCCGACGGCGAGTGGACCGACGGCATGAGAGCCGTCGCCAAGTACGCCGAGAAGATCGGGGAGTCCCTGATGGGTTTCGCGCCGGTCGTCAACATTGTGCGGGACCCCCACAACCGGAAATTCCAGGCGTGGTACGGCGGGCAGCGGCTGTCCTTCAATCTCCTGACCTGTGGGCACAAATTCTTCAACGAGTTCCCGGCGAACATCGACGCGGTGAACGATCTCCTAATCCACGAGTTCGGGCATGAGTATTCTAACGATCATCTCAATGCGGAGTACCACGGGGCGCTGACTCGACTCGGCGCGAAGATGGTTCGGTTGGCCTTGGACAAGCCGAGAATGTTCAAACCGCAAATCTAGGAGGCTAGACGTGAGTGATCATACGAAGACGCCGTGGCGCTTAGGCAGGCCGGGTTCGGTCGTCGCCGACTATCCAGTCCCCGAGATCAAGGGATCGGACGATCTGAAATTCTACGGTGGGCATCTCGTGGCCGAAACGGTCACGCCAGCGAACGCGGCCCACATCGTCCGCGCCGTCAACAGCCACGAGAATCTCCTGGTCTTGTGCGAGGTCATGGTAGATATGTTGGAAAAGGCCGACAGCCGATATGTGCACCCGGCATTTCGCAGACAGTGGCTGGAACGTGCCCGCGCTTCCCTGGCGCTGGTGAAGCAAGAGACTACCTGATGTCGAGCTGCCCGAAATGCAACCACCGCTTCCGGACTCCTCCGGACGAGGAAGGCGATCACCCGTGCCCCCGTTGCGGGTGGCACCCTGAAAACGAACGAGGAGATCCCGAAATGAACTGCCCCAATTGTGACGAGGCGCTCGCCGGCGAGCACGATCTCGCGGACTGCCCCCTGTGCGGCCAGGAGGGTTGCATTCGCGAGGATGGCGGTTGCCTGAGCTCTGATGTTCGAGTGTTGCAGCGACTGACCGGGGACGTGTACCGCGCAATGCGTGCTTATGGGGAAGTCCACGACAAGCCCGAGGCTTCCAAGGAGCTGCGGAACGAACGCGCCGGCGCCTTTATGACGGCCGAACGCAAGCTATTGGATGAGGTACTGCAGATTTTCAAGGACAGGAGTTGAGCGTTGAGGCACAGCAAGAGCTGAGGAGGAGGGCAGCGTGATCTATCGAACATACGTCCCGAAGAAGTTCAAGCCGGCGAGCAAGGTCAAGATCGCCATGGCGGAGAAGATCATTCTCGACTACGCCGAACAGGGCTTCGACCTCACGCTCCGGCAGCTATATTACCAGTTCGTAGCGCGGGACGTGATCCCGAACACCCAGCGCGAATATCAGAATCTCGGCCGGATCGTCAACGACGCGCGCCTCGCGGGCGACCTCCCGTGGGACGCGATCGTCGACCGGACCCGGAAGCTCCGCGCCAACTCGCACTGGACCTCACCGGCGTCGATCATGCAGGGGGCGGCCCGGAGCTACGCGATCGACAAGTGGGAGGCGCAGCCGACTCGGATCGAGGTCTGGATCGAGAAGGACGCGCTCGTCGGGGTGATCGCCGACGTCTGCAAGGGGCTCGACGTCGCCTACTTTTCCTGCCGCGGCTACACGAGTCAGTCGGAGATGTGGAACGCCGCGCAGCGGCTGATCCGCCACGAGAAGGCCGGCGGCCAGGAGACGATCATTCTCCACCTTGGCGATCACGATCCGAGCGGGATCGACATGACCCGCGACATCCAGGACCGGCTCGCGCTGTTCGGCGCCGAGACAAAGGTTCGCCGGATCGCGCTCAACCGCGACCAGATTGACCAGTACAACCCGCCGCCGAATCCGGCGAAGATGACCGACGCGCGCGCCGCCGACTACGTCGCCGAGCACGGCCCCAACTCGTGGGAGCTCGACGCGCTCGAGCCGCGCGTGCTTGTCGACCTCGTCCAGAAGGAGGTCTTCGGCGAGCGCGACCGCGCGGTCTGGGACGAAAAGATCGAGAAAGAAGACGAGGACCGCAAGCGGCTCACGGCGATCGCGGACAATTGGGACGATCTTGAGAACCACGTCGACGATCTCGTGCGCGAGGCCGAAAACGAGGAGGACGACGAATGAAGATCGTCTGCTGCAAGTGCGACCGTGAGATTGATGAGAAACGGGGCGAGGGCATCATGTATAGCTATTGCGATCGCTGTGTCGCGGTCGCTGGCCTGGAGATCGTCCTGGAGAAGGCCGAGACTGGTGAACGTCGCGCGCGGCAAGTAGTCGAGGCGCTCGATCATCCGCTCGGCGGCTCCGACAATCCGCTCTTGCGGGCGAAGCGCGAAGCCGAATTCGAATGCTGGGAAGACCGGGTCTCGGAGATCAAGACGAAAATCGCCGAACTCAACTCTTGACGGACGCCGTTGTCCGCACTACTGTCTATACGGAGGGGATCCGATGAAGCTCGTCGTCGGGTACGTGAGGGTCAGCACGGGACGCCAAGCGCGCGAAGGAATCTCGCTTGAAAGTCAGGACGCGAGGATCCGGCAATGGGCCGGCCTTCAGGAAGCGCAGGAGATCGTCGTCGAGTCCGACGCGGGACGCTCGGGAGGCCGGGTGGACAACCGGCCGGGCCTCCGGCGCGCCGTCGACCTCGCGTGCCGGGAGGGGGCGGTCCTCGTCGTCCACTCCCTCTCGCGCCTGGCGCGCTCGACGCGCGACGCGATCGAGCTCATGCAGGAGCTCAACGAGGCCGGGGCCGACTTCGTCTCGCTCTCGGAGAGCATCGACACGACGACCGCGGCTGGGAAGTTGATCTTCACGATGATCGCCGCCTTCGCCGAATTTGAGCGCGGCATGATATGCGAGCGCGCGAAAGAGACGGCCGACTGGCTGCGATCCAAGGGACTCCGCACCGGAGAGGTTCCGTTCGGATGGGATGCAGACGAAGACAACCGACTCGTCCGATACGAACCCGAGCAACAATTGCTCGTGATGATGTCGTCCATGCGCGGACGCGGCGTCTCGTTGGCGAACATCGCCGGGATTCTCAACGAACACGGGATCCCCACGAAGAAGGGGGGCCGCTGGCACGGGAAGACCGTCCAGCGCATCCTCGCGAGGCTCGCGGCTTGACCTTCGACGAAGCGAAGACCTTCATCGTCCTGTTCGGCAAGCACAAGGGCGAGACGATCGACGACGTCGCCAAGAACGACGTGGGCCTGCTCTACCTCGACTGGCTGGTGGGGATGCACTATTGCAAGGGGATGTTCCGCGAGGCGCTCCGTACGTACTTGAGCGACCACTCGATTGCGTCGGAGATCCGCAAGATTCAACAGGAACGAGAACGGTGAAGCCCTACTACGAGCACGCAGGAATCACGATCTACCACGGCAATTGCCTAGAGGTGTTGCCAGAGATCGGTCCGGTGGATGCTGTGGTGACGGACCCACCCTACGGCCTGGAGTTCATGGGCAAGGGCTGGGACCGCGGCGTGCCGGGCGTGGAGTTCTGGGAGCGGGTCGCTGGCGCGATGAAGCCGGGCGCGCACCTGCTCGCTTTCGGCGGCACGCGGACCTTCCATCGCCTGACCTGCGCCATCGAGGACGCGGGACTTGAGATCCGGGACTGCATCATGTGGCTCTACGGCAGCGGGTTCCCGAAGTCGCTGGACGTGGGCAAGGCCATCGACAAGGCGGCGGGTGCCGAACGGGAAGTCATGGGAAGACGTGTCTATGCAGACGGACACGTTCAAAATAGTAGTCCGGACGCGTTGGAGCCCCCTATTGGGACTTTTAAGCGAACTCAAGACCGGCGCGATATCACCGCACCGGCCACGGACGCCGCCAAACAGTGGGACGGCTGGGGCACCGCGCTGAAGCCCGCGTGGGAGCCGATCATCCTCGCCCGGAAACCGCTGGAGGGGACGGTCGCCGAGAACGTCCTGAAGCACGGCGTGGGCGGGCTGAACATCGACAGGTGTCGGATCGAATTTAACGGGCCGGACGATGAGCGAGAATCGAAGCAGAAAAATCGTCATGCAGATTTCGACAGCGGCCCGAGAGACAATAAAGTGTTCGGTGCGGACGATCGTCCGAGAGCAAACGATGGCAATTATGATGCGCCCGGCCGCTGGCCGGCCAACGTGATCCACGACGGCAGCGAGGAAGTGATGGAGTCGTTTCCAGATACCAGTACCCACGCGACAGGTTCGGCGGGAGTTACTAAGGCAACGAAGAGCAACGTCTATGGATCATACGCGGGCGGAAAAGTAAATATTTATGGAAACGACAAAGGCTCCGCCGCCCGATTTTTCTACTGCGCCAAGGCGAACAGGCAGGACAGGCACCGGGACAACGACCACCCGACCGTGAAACCGCTGGCTCTGATGCGCTACTTGTGCCGGCTGATCGCTCCGCCGGGCGGCGTGGTGCTCGATCCGTTCATGGGTTCCGGTCCCACTCTCCGCGCGGCGAGGGACCTGGGCTGCAAGGCCATCGGCATTGAGATCGAGGAACACTACTGCGAGATTGCGGCGAAACGGCTGGATCAGGGAGTCTTCGCATTCGGCGGAGCGGGAAAATAGGAGAAACACAGATGGACTTGAACGACGCAAGGGCCTTCGTGGTTCCAAGGGGAAAGTACCGCGGGCAGACGATCCAGGGGGTCGCATCCGGCGGCCTCGAAGACGTCCGCGAGATGCTCGACGCGGAGACGGAGAAGGGCAATTTCCAGGAGGCGCTCGAGACGTTCGTCGCGTGGGTCGACTCCGAATCAGATCCCGACACCGACGTCCCGCCCGACACCGACGGGTCCCCGCCCGACACCGTCGACCTTGACGAGGACGACGCAGACGACGAATACGAGGGCGACCTCGGCGAGTAGAAACGATGGCTGTCCCGGAGGAATCCATGACGACCGAACAAGTCCTCGACGCCGCGGCCGAGAGCGTTGTCGAGCGCGCGCCGTATCATCCCGACTCGCGGATCACGTTCCGGATCTCCAAGGGCGAGCGCGACGAGATCCGCGCCGCGGCCGAGGAGCTCGGGCTCAACGTCACCGACTACCTCCTTCGGCTGCACCGGGCAGCGAAACGACTGGTCGACGCGGAGGGCTAGGAGTGAGCCGTGGCGGCGAACTCGCGGGGCACGGAGGTCAGGAAGGGGCGCAAGAAAAAGGCGACCCCGGTCTCGAAACTCCGCCGAAAATACGTCCAGAAGCCGCCACGCCCGATCGGCCCGTAGAGTTCCGGTACGTCTTCAAGTTCAAGGCACGGACCCTGCGCGGCAAGAAACACGTCGGCCACGCCCGCCTCAAAAACACATGGAAAACCGCTGCGGTCCATCGGCGCCGGAAACCGCGATGAACGCGAGGGTGAGACCCATCAGCGACCCCGGCCGTGTGCGCGGCGTGCTCGCCGCCGGTGGGTGGATCGAACTCTCCGTCAGGACCGAGCGCGTCGTCCTCGTCGAGCACTCGAACGACCCCGGCGTCGAGATCGTCCCCTACATCCTGGAGAATTTCAAGAAACGCGGCCTCGTCCGATACAAATCGTCGGATCGGCTGATCCGTAAGTTCGTCGGCACGGAGAAGCTCCGGTGAGCGACCATCCGCCAAGCGCCATCATGAAATACTTCGAGCCGACGGACTCGTTCATCCGGATCCGCGTCTTCAATCGGGAGCAAGCCCGCGAGGCACTCGTAGCGTGCCGGGCGAGCTCGAAGAAAGAATACGTCGGGTTTGTCGTTGACGCGTGTATCCCGGACTACGACGAGAAGCTCCTGCCCGCGATCGTCGAGAAGTACGGGAAGGAGTATTTCGAAGACGTAGCGGTCTCGCTTTATTCGATCTGCGTCGAGCTCAACCCGAATCTCGAGGTTCATCAGGCGCATATCCCGATCAGGAACGCGGCGGCAAAAGCCGAGGGCGACCGTCCACACGTCACGCCGGCGATGAAGAGACCGCGCGCGCTCGCGGCGAGGCTCCGCCAACGCGTCGTCGGTCAGGACGAGGCCATCGCCTCGTTCATGAAATTTTGGCGGCGCGCGGTCGTTGGCCTGAACGACCCCGGCCGGCCGATTGGCTGTCTGATGTTCGTGGGGCCGACGGGCGTTGGGAAGACCGAGCTAGCGAAGGCGATCGCCGACGTGGCTTTCGACCGCAGTCTGATCCGGATCGACTGTTCCGAATTCGCGATGCCGCACGAATATTCGAAGCTGATCGGGAGCCCGCCAGGCTATGTCGGGCACGACGAAGGGGGCCGGCTGATCGACGACATCACCGAACGCCCGAATTCCGTGGTCCTGTTCGACGAGATCGAGAAGGCCGACACGAAGATATACAACCTCCTTCTCCAGATCATGGACGAGGGGAGGATCACAGGTTCGCACGGCGAGGCCGCCTCGCTCTGCGACGCACTGATCGTCCTGACGAGCAACCTTGGCACCGGCGAGGTCGAGCGCCTGCGCAATCGCGCGGGATTCGCGCTCGCCTCCGCCCAGGCCATCGCCCCGGTCAGTCGCGACTACGTCACGCGCGAGGCCCTCGAAGAGCATTTTCCGCTCGAGTTCCTGAATCGGCTCGACGACACGGTCGTCTTTCGGGAGCTCGACGAGAGCGACACGGTGAAGATCGCCGGCCGGTTCCTGGGCCGAGTGGAATCTCGACTTCGCCGGTTGGGCCACCGCTTCGTCGCGACGCGCGCCGCCCGTCTCGAAATTGCGCGCATCGGGTTCGATCCGAAATGGGGGGCGCGAGAAATCCGTCGCACGATCTGCGATCTGATCGAGCAGCCGATCGCCGAGATCCTCGCAGAAAAGGCTCTGCCGGAGCGGGTGAAGTTCAAGGCGTTCGTGAAGGGCGGAGAGCTCGGAGTCAAAGCCGAATGGGCGTGACCGCAGACGGAAAGATCCCCGAACTCACGATCGACCTCCCCTACGAGCCGAGCCAGGAGGCGTGGGCGTTCCATTGCTCAACCGCGAGGTTCCGCCACCTCCTCTGGGGATCGCGCTCCGGGAAAACGGTCGCGGGCGCCGTCGAGTTCCTCCGGTGGGCTGGAGGTCTGCCCGGCACGCTCTCGTGGGCCGTCGCGCCGACGCTCCTGAACCTCGAGCAGGCCGAGTACGAGGTCGTGCGGATCCTGCGCGAGTGCGGCATCCGGTTCGCGACGCGCCGGCAGAAGGGCGAGATCCGCCTGCCGAACACGTCGGTCATCCGCTTCAAGAGCGCCCACGAGCCGAAGAACCTCCAGGGCGGGACCGTCGACGGGATCATGTGGATCGACGAGTTCGCGAGCCTGCTCGAGCTCGCGTGGAAGTTCCTCCGCCCTCGAATCTCGTCCGACAACGCGCCGCTGATGACCAGCTCGACCCCGAAAGGCCGCAACTGGACGTGGGCGCACTACGTCCGGGCCGGGATGCCGGCCGACTGCCCCTACGGGGAATTCGAGAGCGAGGACGGACTTCGCTGGATCTCGCACCGGCCGGTCTGGCATTTCCCGTGGGTCTCGAAAGCCGAGATCGAGGAGATGCGCGAGGACATGACCGCGGAAGACTACCAGCAGGAAGCCGGCGCGATGTTCGTCACGACCGCGTCAAAGGTCTTCCCTTACGTCCAGGAAGCCCTTTCCCGCGAGAAGATCCCGCAGAAGATCAAGGGCTCCACGGCGCTCGGTCTCGACCTCGCGAAACAGCAGGACTTCACGGCGGTCGTCGTGATGGACCCGCTCCGGCGGGTTCTCCACGTCGACCGTTGGACGAAGGTCGCTTGGCGCGTCCAGCGGCCGCGGATCATCGAAAGGGCGCGCCGGTGGAACGCCGTCGTCGTGATCGACGTCGCGAACGTCGGCTCGGTGATCGCCGAGGACCTCGTCGCCGCCGGCCTCACGATCAAGCGCGTCGACATGAACTCGGCCCACGTGAAGCGCGAGCTGATCGAGGGTCTCCAGATCTCCTTCGAGCAGAACCGCGTCAGGATCCCCGATCCCGACGCGCCGTGGACGCCGTCGATCTTCAAGCGCCTCGTCGACGAGCTGGATTTGTATGAGGCAAAGTTGACGCCGGGCAAGCGGATCGGGTATGGTGCCCCGAAGGGCCTCAACGACGACCTGGTCACCGGCCTGGCCCTCGCGAACTTTGGAGTCTCCCGCGGCGTCGCCGGCGGGGCCGATCCCGACGACATCATGATCGCGCGCGAGGATTGGGGCCAGCTCCCGGTCGAGGACGAAGACGAGGACGATCTCGAGGACGTGAAGGACGTCCAGGCGTTCAGGCCCCGCGCCCCGCGGTTGAGGCAGCCGAAGCTCTGGAGCTCGATCTACGGCCGGCGCGGTGCGCTCGGGCTGGGGAGCCAAGGCGGCCCGCTTTTCAAGAGGTGACTCAAGATGGCGGAATCAGACGGACACGGCGTCGTCGAGATCCTCGGGCCGGACGGCCGCCCGTACTACCAGGACGAAGAGAACCTCGACGTCGAGGTCGATTCGCCCGACGCTCACTCCGACTCGTTCCTGCCGACCGCGTTCATGGGTGGCAAGTCCGAACATCGCCTGCTCGAGCAGGTCCTGGGGCTTCCGAACGTCGACGAAGGGACCAAAGACGACGACAACCTCTTCCTCCGCCTCGACGCGGCCGGCGTCCACGATCTCCCGCCCGAGGCGCAACAGCGCGCCCAGAGGCTCGCATTCCTGCTCTACCGGATCAACGTCCGCGCCTATGGCGGCGTCGAGCTCGGCGTCGACTTCGTGGTCGGCAAGGGCGTCAAGATCAAGGCCACCGACCCGAAGGTTGACGCCCTCCTCAAACGCCACTGGCGCGTGAACCGATGGGGCACGATGCTCCGGGAATACCTGCGCGCGCTCGCGATCTTCGGCGAGCTTCTGTTCCCGGTCTTCGTCTCGAAAAAGGGTTTCGTCCGGATCTCCTCGATCTCGCCGTTCAGGATCGGGAAGCTGATCCGCAACCCGGACGATGGGGCGCGGTTCGACGCGATCGTTATTCGGCTGACAGAACAATACGCCACCGGAATCACTCAGCCGCTGCAGGGCGGCGATCCCCGGGACGAGGGGAAGAGATTCACGCTGATCCAGCCCGACGACGACGGCTTTCTGATCGACGAGCCTGACGAGAAGATCGGCCGCGACGGTCTCGCCTTCTTCTTCCCGGCGAACCGCGTCGCGGGGAGCTCCCGCGGGACCCCGGACTACATGGCCTCGATCGACTTCCTCCAGGGCCTCGACGGCTTCACGATGGCCCTTCTAGAACGGGCCGACCTGGCGCTCCAGATCGTCTACGACGTCAAATACGACGGGCTCCAAGGGAAAGAGCTCAAGAAGAAGGCGAACCGTTTCGCGACGACGCTCAAGAAGGGCGGGATCTGGGCGCACAACGACGCGGCCGAGCTCACGATCCACCAGCCGAACATCGGCGCGAGCGAGGCCGAGGCGACCGCGCGGATCCTCAAGGACCACATTCACGCGGGCTTCCGCAAGCCGGCCCATTTCTTCGGAGACGTCTCCGACCTCACGCGCTCGGCCGCGCAGGAGATCTCGATCGTCATCTCGAAGAGCCTCGAGGGCCGTCAGCAATTCGCGAAGGACATGATCGAGGAGGTCCTCACGTTCCAGATCGAGCAGGCCATGAAGCGCGGGCTCCTGCCGAAGGACGTCAACACGAACTTTTCGGTCGAGTTTCCGCCGCTGTTCCTGCGCGACCTCTCAGGCGTCGCGACCGCGCTCGTCCAGCTCGTCGGCGCGCTCGACGTGGCCGTCGTTTCGGGCTACATCACGCTCGACGTCGCGAAGTCTACCTTCCAGCTCGTGCTCTCGCAGATCACCAACGACGTCGAGGGCGACGGCGGCCCGCCGACGATCCCGCCGGAGGTCGCCCAGGCCCCCGAGGTCGTCGAAGCCCTCGCGAAGGTCGCGCCGGCGCTCGCGGAACGCCTGAAGGAACATTTCCACGTCAGTCCGGAGGACAACGGCTCCGATGGGTGACGAACGCCTCCTCGAACAGGAAGGACTCCCGCCCGTCGTCCGTCTCGTGGACGAGGCGGCCGAGCTGCGCGCGCGCAGGGCCCGGCTGTTCCTCGCCACTCATCGGCGCGCGCGCGCCGACGTTCTCCGCCTCTCCGAAGAAGGCGCCAGGCGGCTCGTCGTCAGGATCAACGAGCTCCGGCGCGAGATCACCGACCGGATGCGCGATCTCAGGGTGGCCGGCCCCGGCGCGCCGTTCGAGCTCAGGCTCGCGCCCCAGATCGAGGCCGAGGTCCAGGCCTCCCTCACGACGATGATCTCCGGGGCGGCCGGCGACGTGCGCGAGCAGCTCCTCGCGGCATTCGAGGCCGGCGTCGCGCTCGTCCCCGAGGCGTTCGGCGCCGCCGGTTTCGGGACGTCGATCGGACAAGGCGTTTCGCCGGCGCTCCTGGCGACGCTCGACGCGGCCGCGGCCGACCTCATAACCGAGACGTTCGCGCCTTTGGCCGACCGGATCTCCCGCGCGCTCCGGCTCTCGATCGCCGGGCTCGACTCGTCCGCGGCGACGATCGAGAAGGTCGCCGAGATCCTGCGCACGAGCCGCGAGGTTCGAGCGGGCCTCCGGCGCCGCGTCGGTCTTGGATTCCAGGCCGAGGCGATCGCGCGCACAGAGATCGGTCGGGCCTATTCGGCCGCGCAGCAGGCGGCGGCTGAGCGCGCCGGCGACATCATTCCAGGACTCAGGAAGAGATGGGTCACGCGGGCGAGGATCCGCGGCGGCCATCTCGCCGTGGAGACCGAGACGCGCGAACGCCCGATCCCGGTGAAGCAAAGGTTCCGCGTGACGGATCTGTCGCGGACCGGCTTCACCGACTTCCTCACGACGCGGACCGGGTTCGGCGCGCAGCGGGTCTACCGCGTCCGTCCCGAGGAGAGGCCGGTCGCCCGACGCGGCCAGGCAAGGGAAGATCGGATGCTTTTCCCGCGAGATCCGGCGGCCGGACCGGGGAACGTCGTCAACTGCACGTGCACGGTCCTCGAGATCCCACCGGGGCTCGAGGACGAGATCGACAAGGAAATCCGCCGGACCGGGTTCCGGCGCATCTAGGAGGGCAACCCATGGGCAAGAAAGCGAAGAAGAAGACGGCGAAAAAGAAGTCCACGAGGGACCGGCTGGCGGAGAGGCTTGAAGCGGATAGGCCGCCGGAGACGGAGGAGCCCGAGCTCAACGATCCGTTCGCCGAGGGCGACGACCCGACGCCGCCGGTGGCTCATGAGCCGGTTGTGTCGGAATCCAAAGCCGAGACGGAGCCCGAGCCCGAGCCCGAGCCCGAGGAGCCGAAGCCCGCACCGAAGAAGGTCGTCGACGCCGACGAAGAGGCCGCCGAGAGAGCCGCGGAGGCGTCGAAGGCCGAAGGCGCCGACGATGCGTGGTCGTGGCGCGACAAGGCGATCGCCGTCCTCGGCGAGAAGGGCTTCGTCCGCGAAGACGTCCAGGAGGTCCAACGCTATCCCGACCGGGGCGTGACGGTCTACCGGATCAAAGGCACCGGCAAGCCGATCATCGTTTCCGACTGAGCGAGGAGGATTCGCCGTGCCTTTCCCAAACTTTCACTCGGCTCGTCTGATCGACCCCAAACGGTTCGAGCGGTTCGCCACCCAGAAAAACCAGGGAGGCGACGGCGTCGACTTCATCCTCGGGATCAGGGCCGACGACGGCTCGGAGATCCAGGCCATCCGTTTCGACCGGACGAAGTTCACCGTGGCCGAGGCGAGGAAGTGGCTCGCCGACCACGACTTCAAGCCGATCCTGTTCGAGGAGGCGACGGGCGAGGGGATGCAGGAACAGGTAGGCGAGGACGGCCCGATCGATGTGGACAAGGCCCCGAAGCTGGAGAACGAGGTCCTGAACCTCCGGGAGAAGGATTTCCCGAAAGGCCGATGTGGGCTGTGCCGCTACTTCGTCGAGCCAAATGTCTGCAAGATCCTGGAGGGGCCGGTGGCGGCGGAGTTGGTTTGCGATGGGTTCCAGGGCATCGAAGAAGGCTTCCCTCCCTACGAGGTCCGCGACGAAGACTGGTTGGATTTTGTCAACGGCATGGTCAAGGAACAGCCTTATCAGCACATCGTGGTTGCCGGCCATCTCACTCCTGCAGGGCCGATCGTGATTATCAAGGACACGATCAAACCCAAGCCGCACATTTTCTCGCTCTCGAAAAAGTTCCACATTGGTCACACGTCCACCGAGCATCACTGGACCCAGGAAGACGTGGATCAGTTGATTAGAGATGGCGGAGGGATGGCCGAAGCGATCTTCGAGGGAATCCGGCCGGCGTTCGGCTCGCCCGGTGGGAAAAAGCTCCTGGCACAGACGATCGTGGGCCTGATTCCAGAGCACACGATTTACGTCGAACCGTTCGCCGGCGCCGTCTTCTTCGCCAAGGATCCGTCCGAGCTCGAGGTCTTGAACGACAAGGATTCCGAGATCGCCGAGGCGTTCCAGTTCATCCAGGCGAGCACCGAGGCCGATCGTGGGAAGCTCCGGGCAATGCCGCTGGACCGAGATCAGAAGACGTTCGAGCGTTTGAAGGCATCGTCGAATGGCTCGCCGGTCGAGCGCTTTCACCGTTTTCTCTACACGAACGCCTTCTCGATGGGCAATTCTCGGGAGTCCTACGCAGACGGCGTTGCGAAGACGATCTCCCACAAGATCGACCGGATGGATCGTCTCGCGGAAAGGCTCGCGGACGTCCGGATCAGCTCGAAGGATTTCCGCGACGTGATCACGGAGCACGATGGGCCAAAGACGTGTTTTTACCTCGACCCGCCCTACCCGACTCAGCAGGGGGCGCTCAAGACAGACCTCAAGACGGCCGACATCGTCGAAGCCGTGAAGAAGATCCGCGGTAAATTCATCCTGAGCCTGCCGGACGACAGAGAGACCCGCGAGGCGTTCCGGGGCTTCGAGATTCAGAAGGTCTCGGTCCGGCGAACCATGAACATGGCGAATCCGCACGTCGACGGCGAGCTCCTGATCGCCAATTTCCCGATGCGCCAGAGCGACCGGATTGCCGCTTCGGTCGACGACGTGACGGTCGAACTTGTCGAATCGCTTCGGCCCTTTCTGGCGGCTCTGCCGGACCGCGGAAGCGCATATCTGACTGAACGCGAACGGCTCCTGAAAATGTCGCCCTGAGAATTTGTCTTGACCTGCCAGGTGGCCGCGCCATAGACTCGCCCGCATGACCACGACGGGCGCCATCGAGCGATTCACCGAACGACACGTCGCCAAGGCGATCGGATCGCAAGACCAAGGCTCGATCTGGGAATACTGCATCATCGAGCTCGGCCCGTCGCTCAATGGGAAATTCTACAGCCGCGAAACGCTCCAGGACGCGGTCAAGCGCGGCATCTTCAACGATCTGAAAGCGTCGGAATATTTCTTCGGCGGCCAACTCGACCACGTCCCGGAAGACCAGCAGCGCGTCGTGCCGGGCGGTTTCTCGAAAAACATCGTTGGCTGGTTCGAGAATATTCGCTACGGCGACTTCGTCGACTCGAAGGGGAAGAACGGCGAGGGCGTGCTCGGGACGCTGCACATCCTCGACTCCGCGAAAAAGCTCAAGAGCGACCTGCTCGAACTTTTCGAGGCCGGCAAGCCGGAGCTCCTCGGCATCTCGATCGACGCGCGCGGGCTCCTCCAGAGAGCGAGCCTCGGCGGCCGGCCGATCGCGAACGTGATGAAGATCAACAAGGTCAACGAGGGGACGATCGTCAACAAACCCGCCGCCGGCGGCAGGGCGATCCGGCTCGTCGCCTCGATCTCCGATGGCAGTCTTCAGGAGGCCGTCCTGCCGTTCCGCGACCTGCCCCTGGCCGACCGCGCGATGGTCTGGGACTCCGACGAGGCGAAACGGCGCGTCCGCGCCTGGGCGACAGACGGAGACGAGGTCGACACGGACCGCTACTCGCGCGCCTTCGTCATCGTCGACGGGCCCCGCGAGAACCTCACGAGCTACAAGCTGCCGATCGCCACCATCGTCGACGGCTCCCTGCGCGCCGTCCCGCGCGGGATCTTCGCGGCCGCCGGCGTGCTCCGTGGAGCGCGAGGAGGGATCGACGCGAGCGCCGAAGACAAGGCCGGCGCTCGGCGCCACCTGAGCCGGTATTTCGACAAGATGGACCTCGAGTCGCCCTTCAGCGAGACGGCGAAGATCCCCGAATTGATCGAGACCATAAAAAATTTCGGGGTCGCCTGGACCGAGGGAGTGGCCGGTCAGAAGCCCGACGAAAGCGCTCTCGAACACCTGTCCCGGATTCTGCAAATCAACCTCGCAAGGGCTGAATACGAGCTCTCACGCACGAATCCGACCGACGAGCCCGACGCGTTCGCGGAGGTCTCTCGCGGTGTCGAGGCGCTCACCGAATCGGTTGGATTGGTGGCCGATGGCCGCTTCTCCGAAATTTTAGACTTGTGCTCGCGGTGGGCGAACGCATATCATCTTCGTGAACAAAGACCGCAGGAAGTCAGGCGCGTCTACTCCTGGCCGAGGGAACCAACCATGACGACAGCAGGCACCGCCGCCAAACCGACCTACGAGGACCTCGAGGCGAAGCTGAAGGAGGCCGAGGGCGAGAACGCGCGCCTTGCGTTCGAGCAGCAACTCAAAAGGTCGATCGACGGCTCCGAGCTCCCCGACGCCGCCAAAGAGCGCCTGTTCAAGCTCCTGTCCGGCAAAGTCGGCATGACCGAGCCCGAGATGAACGAGGCGATCAAGGCCGAGGCCGAATATCTGAAGGTGGTCGCGCCGGCGCCCGCGGCCGCGCCCGCCCCTGCGCCCACGGTCGAGGCCCAGCACACGCGCCCGCTGAATCCCGACGGATCGTGCCCGACCGGCTTCACGAAGCGCGGCGACACCTGCGTCCTGACCTCGTCCATGCAGGCGGCGGTCACGCCGGAAGGCACCGTGGTCGAAGGCCAGGCAGGCCAGGCGGTGGCCGTCGTCCCCGATTCGGGCGGCAAGCCGATCGGCCTCGGTAGTTCCTACGGCGGGGGGACACCGAACGTGCAGGTGACGCAGGAAGCCCACGACAAGATCGTGAAGGGCTTCGAAGGTTTCTTCCAGGAAGGTCGGCCCGTCGACGGCGTCCCGGCCTTCAACTCGCTCCACCGCGCCTTCTGGCAGATCACCGGGCATTATTACCCGGAAGAGATGCTCGCGAACTTCCTGATGGAGGCCATCTCGAAGGCGCTCCCGCCGCGCGAATTCGACGATTTCGACACGCACATCGCCAAGATGCGGAACCTCGGCACGAAAATCTACGGCGAGCCGCTCCGGGAGGCGATCTCGACCGCCGACTTCACGACCGCCTTCGGCGACGCGCTGAACAAGCGCCTCCAGGCCGAATACCGCGACGATCCGCTCTCGGACTGGCGGGAGATCGTCAGCCGCCGGGAAAACCTGCGCGACCTGACGAACAACCACCGGATCGTGCGGATTGGCGGCTACGGCACCCTGCCGATCGTCGCCCAGAAGGCGCCCTATCAGGAGCTCTCGGACCCGACGGAGGCCGTCGAGCAGCTCGTGCCGAAGAAGCGGGGCGGTCTGGCGATCCTGACCTGGGAGGACATGCTCGCCGACTCGATCGGCGTCGTGGCCTCGATCCCGCGCCGGCTCGGCCGCGCCGCGAACCGGACGGTTCACGAGGTCGTCTGGGACGAGATCGAGAACAACCCCGTCCTCGACGCCGACTCGGTCGCCCTCGTCGCGGCCGCCCACAACAACAGGCTTTCGGGCGACGGCGCGATCTCGGCCGACAACGTCGCCACGCTGATCGAGGCCCTCATCAATCAGACCGAACAGGATTCGGGCCGCAAGCTCGGCCTGTCGGCCTGGCGCATCCTGACCGGCCCGACGCTCTTTCAGGAGGCATGGGAGATCGCGAACTCCGACGTGAAGGCGTCGGGTTCAGAAGAGCTCACGATCGCGAACTTCATCAAGGGTCTGGGCGTGACCGCGATGAAGACGATCGGACTCGGCCGGACGGCCGGCACGCAAAACCGCTGGTATGTCGTGGCCAACCCGCGCGATGCCGAGTGCATCGTGGTCGGGTTCCTCGGCGGGCGCGATCGGCCGGAGATCTTCGTCCAGTCGCCCACGGCGACGCCGACCGTCGGCGCATCCTTCGATGCTGACCAGCTGACTTTCAAAATACGCTTTGGTGTTGCGGCGAAAGTTGTCGATTTCAGATGGATACAGGGAAGTCTCACGGCGTAAAGGACTTAGCGGCGTGATCCACTGGCAGTCGACTACCTTGGCTGCCTGAGATCGAACGGAGGCTCCACAGATGGGCGACAAACTGCCACGCCGCTCGACGCTCCAAGGCGTCGAGACGATTCGGGCGCGAGTCCCGGCGACGCTGATCACGGCCGAAGCCGACACGCCGATTTACGAGAACAACTCGCTGGTCAAGGAAACGGTGAAGGCCGTCCGCATCATCCCGCAGGCGGCGATGACCGGCGACACCACGAACCATGCGACGATCGGCGTCGTCAACAAGGAGCTCGCCGGCGCGGGCACCGTCCAGGTGGCGCCCCAGAAGGCGTATGTCACCAGCACGGATCTGGTCGCCTTCGACGCCGACACGCTGCCGGTTTCCGCGACGGCGGCCGACCTCACCGTCGAGAAGGGCGAGGTCCTGGCGCTCTCGATCAAGAAGGTCGGCGCGGGGCTCGTTACGCCCGATCTGGTCGTCGAGATCGACGTCGAAAAAGCCGGCATCTGATCCGGCAAGGCCGATCACTCAGCGGGCTGGCGTCCCCCGAGCGGGGGCTTCGGCCCGTTTTCCTTTGGCGGTCGGGGTCCGGCTGACCCCGGCCTTCGACAGGAGGAGTCAAGATGGGCATCGGACTCAGATCCGCGCGTTTGCAAGTGATCGAGCCCCAAGCCTCGCAGGGCGTCGGCGGCCCCACCAATTCCAGCAAAACGATCGCGACGCGCTCGGCGACCCATGTCGAGGTCTGGGCGGACGTGATCGACGTCGGCGCTGCGGGCGTGCTCGACGTCTTCTATGACATCTCGCCGGACGGTGCGAAATTCATCGAGGAGCTGTCCGCGACGGGGATCGTGGCAACCGGCCTGGCGAAGGTCGGCGTGCTCGTGCGCAGCGACAAGGACTCGGTTGGGCTCGCGGGCCGCGCCCGTTTCACGGTCACCAACAACGCGGTCGAGTTCAAGATCTTCGCCCTCGTGAGGGAGTGAGCCGCCGATGGCCTTCACCCTCGACGACGTCCGTCAGGACGTCGACATGGAGCTGCAGGACGACAAGCCGTTCTTCACGGCGGGCGAGCGCGACACGGCGATTCAGCTCGCGGTCAAGAGGGTCAACCGGGACAGGCCCCGCGAGGAGGTCACCGAAATCGCCGGCGACGGCACCCAGGACTACGACGTCCCGTCGAACTATCAGCGCGGCTTTTCCGAGGTGAAGCAGATCGAGTTTCCGGCGGGGCAGATCCCGCCGGTCATCCTCGCCCAGGACGACGACTGGATCGAGTACGAGGACCCGACCCAGACGCCCACGAACCGGATCGTCTTCCTGGCTCTGACGCCGGGCGCGTCCGAGAAGATCCGGATCACGATCAGCCGGCCGCACGACCTGACGAACGACTCGTCGACATCCACGGTGATCGACCAGAACACGTTTCAGGCGCTCGTCTACAAGGCGCTCTCGAACATCTTCCGCGCGAAGGGCTCGAAGTTTCTCGAGTCGAACGACCCGGTGATCGGCGCGGACACGGTCGATTTCGGAGTGAAAGGCCAGAGCTTCCTGTTCCTGGCGAACGAATGGGAGCGCGACTACAAGGCCGCCGTCGGGATCGGGGTCGAGCAGGTCAAGGCCGACGACGCCTTCGCCGACGCGGACGTGAAGTTCGGGCATGGCGAGGCTTTCCTGTTCCACAGCCGGAAGCAACGGTGAGCCGATGGTCTTCGACGTTGACATGGAGTTCGACCCGATCCCCGAGGAGATCTTGGGGGTCGTGCCCGGCAGGATCATGGAACAGGAGTCGCTCCGCGCCATCGAGGAGGCGGCCGTGTTGACGCGCAACACCATGAATCTCGCGACGCCCTTCGGCGGGACCGGCCTGACGGCCGAGTCGTGGCAGCTCGTGAACGCGCACGAAGAGAGGCCGAGGCGCTTCGTTGGCGGGGCCGTGACCTCGAACGTCGCCGCGATCGTCCTCGAGAAGGGCGCGCGCTATTCGGGCGTCAAACGCCCGCCGCCCTCGCGGCTTGCGGTCTGGGTCCGGCGCAAGCTCGGGATCACCGAGGAGAAGGCGGTGAAGTCGGCGAGCGAGGCGATCTCGCGCGCGATCGCGAAGCGGGGGCTCCCGGCGCCGGACCGCGAGAAGGGGATCTTCAAGAAGGCGTTCAAAGAGATCGAACCGCCGATCACGGCGATCATGAACCGGGCGGCCGCGCGGATCGCCGAGCGCATCGCGGGGGGCTAGACCGGTGGCCTGGATCGCGATCCGCGACAAGCTGGTGACGCATCTGAAAGCCGTCTCGAACATCGGGAAGGTCGAAGGTTTTCGCCGGCAGATCCGTTTCTGGGACGACTATGTCGCGCGGACCGTTGCGGACGGGCGCGTGAATTTCTGGGAGATCGACCGGACCGGCCGGCGGCGGGTCCTCGACGGCGTGAGCGGCGGGCCGTCGGTTTGGCGGATCTTCCACCAGGTGACGATTCTTGGTCGCATGTCGATGTTGGACGAAGACGAGAGCTCAAACGACTTCATGCCGCTCGTCGACGCGGTCGACGACGAGCTGCGCAGCGACCCGCTCTTGAACGAGGGGACGCCGGGACAGGAGTCTCTCCTCTTGCCATTCGAGACCGGGACGCCCATAATCGGCCATGAAAAGTTCGGCGACGTGCTCTGCCACCAGGCCGTCTTCACGTTCGAGGTTCAAGAGCGAGTCTCTTAGGAGATCCAGACGATGACCTTCATCCCCGTCAGAACCCACGTGGCCCTGGAGCTCGAGGCCGTCGCCGGCGTCGGCGAGACGATCGTCGACGCGGACGTCATCCACCCGGTCGTGGAAGTCCCGGAATGGGCCCCGACCTTTGACGTGCCCGAGCGCGAGGTTGTCCAGACCTCGTTCTCGCGGATCAAACGGATCCAGGGGGAGCGCAGTGCGACGGTCTCGTTCGTCGTGGAGCTCCGCGGGGGCGGTGCGGCCGGGACGGCGCCCAACATCGGCAAGGCCCTCCAGGCTTGCGGTTTCCTTGAGACGATCAACGTCAGCGTGAGCGCCGTCTACACGCTCATTTCCCAGGCGGTCCAGACCGCGACGCTCGAGGTCCGCATGGGCGGGCTCGGGACCGATGTTCGGACCCACCGGATCATCGGCGCGCACGGGACCGTGACGATCGAGGCCAACAAGGGGCAGACCGTCAAGCTCCGGTTCGAGTTCACCGGACAATACGTCGAGCCGACCGACGCCGCGATGCAGCTCGCGACGCCGGCGCTCGGCGTCGACCCGCTGCCGTTCTTGTCCGCCGGGATCACGGTTCACGCGATCGGCACGCTGATTCTCGCGCAGCTCTCGCTCGACCTCGGCAACAACGTCATCCTGCGCAACGACGCGAACGAGGCGACGGGCAACAGCCGCGCGCTCCTTGTCGGGAGGACGCCCGTCGGGTCGATGGATCCCGAGCAGGTGTTGAACACGACGTTGAACTTCTTCAACCGGATCACGTCGAATACCGAGGGCGCGCTCCAGTACATCCTCGACGCCGGGGCCGGCAACAAGGTCACTGTCGACGCGCCGGCGGTTCAGTTCGTCGGGCTCGCGAACGCCGATCGAGACGGGATCGGGACGCACTCGATCGACTTGGCGCTGAACAAGAGCGTCGACGCAGGAGACGACGAGCTCACGCTCACGTTTGAATAGGATCAACGCGGCCGAAGCCGCGACAACATACAGTCGGAGGGCAAACCGATGGATGTTTCAAGCATCTTGAAGGGAGAAGATTCGGGGCGGTGGTATCCGGTCACGACGAACGGCGGGCCAGAAGAGCCGCGCGTCAGGATCCGGGTTCCCTCGCCGAAGAAGCTCCGGGAGCTCGCGAAGATCGCCGGCGTCCGGCCGCTGGGCGGGCGGCTCGGTCGGCAGGAGCTCGAGAATAAGCGCCTTCAGGACGAACTCGTCGATCACATGATTCTCGAATGGACCGGGATCACCGACGGCGAGAGCGATCTGCCCTGCAACCGCGAGAACAAGATCGAGCTCGTCGACGAGTGGTTCGAGCTGTACACGCTTGTCTTCGACGTGCTCGACATGAAGCGGACTCAGGCGGTCGAGATCGAGGAGATCGGCCGGGGAAACTGACCGAGTGGGCCTCGTTTTACTTCGATCCGATGAATCGGTCGAAGTTGCAGCAGTGCGAGGCGTGCCGACAGGGCGAGATCCCGCTTTCGTCGTGCATGAGAAACGAGCCCCACCGAAAAGGCGTCTGTCCAATCGAGGATTCTGCGCCGACTCTGTCGGCCGAGAACGAGTACGTCGTCGAGCTCTACGAGCAGATCAAGGGCACGGCGGTTCAGATTTCCTCGGAGGATCGCAATTGGCAGTTCCTCCGGGCGACCGAGGCGCAGGCCGTGCTCCAACTGGCCGACGTGGAGCCCGAAGACAGGCTTGAAATCTGGCGGCGCCTCGTGCTTCTCCAGGACGTCGCGAACTGGCGGCGCCCGGCGAAGCCGAAGAAGCCGAGAGGGCGCTGATCCGTGGCCGACCTTCCCTTCCAAATCATCGTTCGCGACAATGGCTCGGTCGTCGTGCGGCGTTTCGGCCAGGGGGTCGAGGGGGCCAGCCGGACGACGCAGCGCAGCGCCCGCAGAATGACCCGTGCTTTTAGAGGGGTCGGCCGCGGGATACGTCGCCTGCCGGGCCTCATCTTCAACGTCAGAAACGCGCTCATAGGCCTCGGCGGCGCGCTCGTCATCCGGTCGATCGTGGGGGCCGGGGACGTCGTCGAACGGGCGCGCGCGCGGCTCATCGGCCTGAGAGGCGGGATCGAAGGGGCGAACCGCGCGTTCGACTTCTTCCAAAGGGTCGCCGGGAAAGTCGCCTTCAGCCTGGAAGACGTGATCGAGGCCGGCGTCGCCCTCGAGGCGTTCGGCGCGAGGTCCGAAGACACTCTTGAAGCCGTGACCGACCTCGCGGGGTTCATGGGGGTGAGGGTTCCCGAGGCGGCGGCGGCCTTCGGCCGGGCCTTCGCCGGCGGCGCCGGCGCGGCGGACATCCTCCGCGAGCGCGGTGTCCTGACGCTCGTGAGCCTCCGGACCGGGATCGACGATCTGACGAAACTCTCTCTGCCGGAGTTCAGAAAGGCGCTTCTGACGGCGATGGTGGACCCGACCGGTCCGATCGCGAATGCGGCTCAACGGCTCGCCGAGACCTGGCAGGGCGTCGTCTCGTTCCTGAGCGACGCATTCTTCCGCCTCCGCCAGCAATTGTTCGAGGCGGGGGTCGGTGATCTGCTCAAGGACATCGTCCGCACGCTCACGACGCTCCTCAACTCGCTCGTCGACGCCGTGTCAGAAAATCGGGACGCGATCCGCACGTTCTTCGACGGCCTTCGTTCGCTGTTGCCGACGGCAAACGACCTTGTCAACAGGTTTGAGAATCTCGCGCAATTCTTCGTCTCGATCCTGCCGCAGGCGCTGTTGAAGACCAACATCTTCTTCATCAAGACCTTCCGGGACATCGCCGCGTTCGTCACGCCGTTCATCAACTCCATCGTGAACGCCTTTCTCGTCGGCTTCGCGAGGATCCTCGACGCGGTGGCCGAGACTGCCAGAGGATTCGCGAGGCTCGTCTTACAGACGGGCCCCATCCTCAGCAAGTTCCTCGGGGTGACGCTGGATCAAACGCTGGACCTGGCGCGCGGCTTGGTCGACGTCTCCGGAGCCATCAAAAGGGTCGGACGCAGCCTCGTGGAATCGACCGAGGGCCCGTCGCTCCTCGACGAGGCGGTCGGCGGGCTCAACCTCGCGCTGTCCGGCACGGAGACCATCCTCGGCAAGGTCGAAGGACGAGCGAAAAGCCTCAGCGACTTTTTCATCCAGCTCCGCGCGTCGATCCTCCGGATCGAAACCGGCGCGACCGACGCGGGGGTGGCCCTGATCAAGCTCGACCCGATCTTCACGAGGCTCAGGACCGGACTCGCCGTCCAGGCGGTCTTCGCGCCCTTCCGCGATCTGACGCCGGAGTCGATCGACCAGATCAACACCCTTCTCGACATGGTCACCGAGCGGCAGCAGGAGCGCATTCTCGAGGACCTCAATCGGGCGGAGCTCGCGAAGGAGAAGCGCGTTGAGTTCGTTCAGGACGAGGTTTCCCGGATCCTCTCGATCCGCCAGGTCCTGCGCGACGGCTCGGTTCGGCTGTTGGGTGCGATCGCTCAGTTCGCCGAGACGCAGGGCGAGAAGTCGTTCAAGATCGCCCAGGCGTTTCAGATCGCCGAGGCGATCACGGCCGGGATCCTCGCGGTCCAGCGGGCTCTCGCGTCGCCCCCTGGCCCCCCGTTCACGATCCCGCTCGCCGCAGCGATCGCGATCCAGACCGCGGCGAACGTGCAGCGAATCCGTTCAACCCGGCCCGGCGGGGGCGCCGGGATCGCAGCGCCCAGCGGAGGAGGCGGAGTCCCGGGCGGCGGAGCTCCCGGCGCCGTCGGCGCCCCGGTCGAGGTGGCGGCCGCAGCAGGCCCGAACATCACCGTCATCGTCGAAGGTGGTCTGATCGGCGACCAGAGCGAAGCGGCCATGAGGATCGCCGATCTCGTGCGGGAAGCCCTGGGCGACGGCGGCCAGATAGAGGTGATAGCCTAATGGGTGTTCCCCTGTTCGGAGCCAACAGCCGGCTCGACATCGACACGGTCACGGCCGGCAGCGTGCCCGTCCCGGGTTTTCCCTTGAGCAACCTTTTCGACGATCGGTCCTTCACGGTCTTCAAGACACAGGCCACGCTGACGAGCATGACGATCAACACCAACGCCGGCGCCACCGGCATCGCCGACGTGGACTACTTCTTCCTGGCGGGCCACGACCTGAACGACCCCGCAAAAGACGGGCTTGGGGCCGTCAAACTGGAGTTTGAGGCGAGCAACGATGGTATCGGCTTTGCCAATATCTTCACGGTGACGCCTTCGGACAACAAGATCATCGCCCGGTCGTTCCCGCAGGTGAAGCTCTTCACCGTGCTGCCTCGGTTCTTCCGCATTGTCCTGTCCCGCGCCGCGGCCTTCCAGGCGAGCCTCGGCGAAATGCAATGGGGCAAAGGCGTCAGGCCGCCGCTCGGCTTTGCGGTCGGCTTCGATCCCGACGATCAACGGGTGATGGCGCGGTTCAACCGGACCCAGGTCGGCAACCTGGTGGGGAGCACGGTAAACTTCATTCAGCGTCAAGCCGAGATCAACTTCCCGCGCATCGAGGACAGCTTCGTCTCCGGCGTCAGCGTCGGAGACTTCAAGGACTTCTGGGACAACCACGCCCGGCTGCTCAAGCCGTTCCTGTTCCTGTGGAATTCGGTTCAGCTCGCGACGGACGTCACCAACGAGAAGCAGGCGTTCTGGGCGATGGTCGATCCGGGCGGCGGGATTCAGCGCCCCCTGGTGACGCAGGTGGACGTGGGATTTCGTGACCTCCGCTTTCGCATCCTGGGCGAGGACAATTGACCGATGCCCGGCCCGCAGTCCAGACAGGAGGTTTTCGTCGCGGCCGTCGTCCTCACAGGCGACATCGCCGGATCGCAGACCTTCCATTTCAGCCCGAAGGAGGCCCCGGCGGTCAACCTGCAGCTCGGCCTCGACGTGCGGCCCTACCTGCTCTCCTTCTCCGGCCGGCAGACGCGGATCGACCCGGACAAGGCGCTCACGCAGCGGGCGCGGGTCACTCTGAGGCTCGCCGACGACGACGCCCCCCCCGACTTCGACAGCACGGTCTTCACCACGTTCAAGGGCGGCAGCTTCTGGCGACGGTTCGTGGTGGCGCAGCCGGACTTCATCGGCTCGGCGATCGAGGTGCGGCGCGGTGCCCTGCCGCTGACGACGTTCGGCGCCATGGCCCTGATCTTCAAGGGACGCGTGGAGAGTATCGACTTTGCGAACGACGGCTCGGTTTCGTTGGTCGCCAAGGACGTGCTCGCCCTGCAAGACCGCCTCGTGCCCGCCAAGATCAGCGACAGCAACCTGCTCAACGGAGGCATCGGTGCGCAAGCCTCCCCGATCACGGTCGACGATGCGTCGGAGGTGACGGACCCGGCCACCTTGCCGAGCAAGGACTTGTTTCCAATCACGATTCGGCTGCAACCCGATTCGATTCCCTTCACGCTCGCCGGCGCTTCCTGGACCGCAACCACGCGCCTGATCGTGGAAGCCAATGCGTTTGTGGGCTACACGTTCGTAGAGGGCGACCAGATTTTTCTCGTGCACGCGAGCATCACGAACCGCCTCTACAAGATCGCGGGGAAGGTCTCGGACAGCTCGATCGTGATGGAAGAGAGCATCTTTGCGAGCGATCTGACGAGCGTCCTGAGCCGAGCCGCCGAGGACGTCATCATTCGCAAGGTGGACACGGCCCTCGACGAGCTGACGGTGCAGGAGAATTTCGCCACGAAGACGGAAGACTTCTCGGACAGCACGTGGGTTAAAAGCGGCGTCACCGTGACTCCAAACGCGGCGGCGGGACCTTTCGGGACCGCCCGCGCGGACCTGTTGGCCTTTGCTTCCGCGGGAGATTTCATCGAACAGGACACGGGAGAGCTTGCGGCTGGCATCGCCTGGGACGGTTCGGTCTGGCTCAAGCGTTCGCTCAACGCCACGGCCGACGGCCCGATAACCATCATAATACGGAACCCGGGTGCCACTTCGGCCTTCTCGCTTCAAGTCACCGTCACCGAGAATTGGCAACGGTTCGACGTGTCGGGAGTGTTGTTGAACGGCGTCGAGACGGTTGTCTTTCGCATTCAACGAGGGGGGTTCGACGAGGCCGAGGTGCTGGCCTTCGGGGTCTCGGTCGTGAAGGGGACGGCCCGCTCGTTCTACGCCGCGCGCAACGGCGGCGGCAGCGGGGGCGCGTCGGCGGGGCGTGGGGCCTTCGGCAGCACGGCCATCGCCCACGACGACGACACGCCCTTCGCCGAGGTCCTGGTGTACCGCCAGTTCCTGAATCCCGAGGATGGCGTTCACGTCGTCGTGGCCCTGCGCGACCTCGTCAACCGCGGCGAGATCGCCCTGGCCGACGTGGATCAGAGCAGCTTCGACACCGAATTCAACTTCATCGGCGACAGCCTGGTCAAGCGGGCCGGCCGGATCGCGATCACCGAACCGAAACGCCTGAAAGAGCACGTCAAGGCGGTGAGCCAGCAGGGGATGCTCGATTTGTGGGTGAGCGAGACGGGTAAGGTGACGACCCGGTTCAATTTTCGCCAGACGTTGCCCGGCGCCACGGTCCAGAGCTTCACGCACGAGGCGAACGTCCTGTTCCGCGCGCTCTCGGTGCGCAACAACGCCGAGAGCCGGATCACGCGCATCTTCGTCTTCTTCGATCCGAAGATTTCGGACGCCAAGGACGACCCGACCCAATACAATAGCTCCGTCGTGAAGGCCAACCTCCCGGTGGAGGCGGCGAGCGGGACGAAGGCGCGGCGTATCTTTGCGGACTGGCTGTTCCGCCAGGGCGACGCGGTGGCCTTGGCCGGCCGGCTGCTCGGCCGGTTCGTCCGGGGCGCCCGCCTGCTGTCGGTTCAGCTCGACATGTCCGACGAGCCGGACTTCACCGTGGGCGACGTGATCGCGGTCGACACGCCCGACGTGCTCTCGGTCGGCACGAGCGGCTCGACGGTGCGCAAGGCGGTCCTGTGGCAGGTGACCCAGCGCAGCCACCGGCGGTCAGACGGCCGCGTCGCCGTCGAGGCCCTGGAGACGAGCGGGCTCAAATACGCGATCATCTCCCCGGACGAGGACCTCGAGACTTCGCCGGACCCGTTTCCCGATTTTGTGGATGCGAGCGACGCGGAAAGGCAGTACGCTTTCATCGGCGACGCGAACAACGAGTTGACGGACACCGGCGGGGAGAAGGTCGAGGGGTACTTCATCCTATGAGCAGGATCATGGACGTTCGGAAGATGGGCGTGACCGTCTCGCGTGAGGAGATCGGGCGCCAGGCGAGCGCCAAGGTCGGGGCGTTCCATCCCGAGGTGCGGGTGCGCTGCCCGCTCGTGGACTTCGCGCTCATACAGTGCGCGCGCTGTTTGGAGTGCTACTATTTCGGTGGCGTCCGCAACCGGGTCATCATCGGGGCAATTCAAAATCAGGAGCCGCGGGGAGCGGCGCGGACGTACATGATCGAGTGCACGCACCCGATCACGCGTGCCCTGATCTACGTGCCCCAGGCAGGAGGCGAATAAATGGCCGCGCCAGCCGCCTCGTTCACCGTCATCCCGCTTTCGGACATCGACCCCGACTCGCCGCTGACGACCGGCCTGATGGTCAGCATCCGAGACAACGCGGAGAACGTCTTCGCGCAGCTCGTCGGAGACCCCGTCGGTTCGCCGACGTTCACGCCCGCGGCGGAGCACGACCACGACGGGGTGAACAGCAAGACCGTTGACGGCGCCAACCTGGTTTTAATCGAGCGAAAGGAGATCGCCGCCGACGCCAACACCGTTGATTTCGCCGCCACGCTTGATGGTGATACGGAAAAAGTTTACATGCTTGTTGGGCGCTTTTTTGATCCAGGTTCAACATCCTCGAAGTACCTACTCCGCGCAAATGGAGCCGCGACTGGTATCGACCTGACGGTTATTCGGGGCGCCGGCGTGGCTCCAATGTCTTTCATGGCGATCATTCATGCGCTGCGCACCGTGCAGACCATATCCGTCGAACTTGCCGTCGTGTCTATGTCCATAGCTGCTACGCCTGGCGTAGTCGGTGGGACGACATCGCTCGGAGCTAACCTGACTTCGCTTGGAATCGTTGATGGGATCGGTCCGGCCGACATCAAAAAGGGCTCCGAATTTACCCTGTATCGACTGAGGCAAAGCTAACCATGCCGACACTCGACTTCCATCTGGACGACCGGAGCCCGTTCGAGCGGACATTCCGGCTTTCGAAGGGGGCGACCCTGCCAAAGCTAGAGCTACGTCTGCTCGACGGCGCGACGGCGGCCAACATCACCGGCGCGGCGGTCACGTTTTCGATGGACGACGAGGCGGGCGTGGCCAAGGTCACAGACCAAGCCGGCGCGATCGTCGTCCCCGCAACGGACGGCAAGTTCGAATATGCCTGGGCCGCGGCCGACGTCGACACCGAGGGGCGCTTTTTCGGCCAGTTCAAGCTCGTGATCGGTGGCGTGCAACACCTCGTGCCGAACAATTCCGCTCAGAAGCTGCGGATCGAGATCGGCCCGGCGGTCTGATCGGGAGCTCGACCGCGATAATTTCGTGACAGTCGCACTCGCGCGCGGTATCATTTCGCGCGGACGAAGGAGATTCAGCCATGGCAGCCGGACCGATCACCGTCAAGGGCAAGTTCGCGACGATTGAGAGCGATGCGTCGGACAACACGATCACGTTCGGGCCGGGGGCCGACGCGGCCTTCATCGCCTGTAAATCCGGTGGACCGATCTTCGTCTCGTTGGAGCCGGGCACCGTCCAGGTTGACGGGCTGCAAGGCGGCGGCGTTCTCAAGCTGGACAACGGAGATTCGGCGCCGATCCCTCCGGGGACGAGGTCGATGAAGCACCATGCGACCGGCGGTGCCGGCGTCCTGTGGTACACGCCCGCGACTCTCGAAGAATAGCTGAGGAGATCCTTCGATGCCTATCGCAGTTGGTGGGCCGGTCATCGGCTCGGCATTCTCCTCCTCTGGCCCTCCGGCCACTCACGTAGCCAGCCACCTTTCCGGCGGTACAGACGCACTTGGGACGGGTCTGGTCGAATCAACCATCAAACGAGTTCTCGAATCGGACGGTCCGACGACGCTCACGGTGGGGACGATAGTGGACGGCGAGTTCCTGAAGAGAGTGGGTTCGACCATCGT